TCAAATTTATCATTATATCTAATATTATATTCTATAGAACCGGGTTGTCCCGAAGTTACCGCCATAGATACAGCACCAAGATTGAGTAAGATATTATTTTCACCGGATCTATCACCATTAATCATAGTGATTACTTTATTGACTAATCTGGAAGCCATTCCGATATTTCTGACAGTCGCCGTCTGGAGTGAAGATTGCGAGACAGTCGTTGATATACCGCGATAATCAACAAACGGAAAAGTAAGAACTTTATTCTCGGCGGCGTAACGTTCCATTTCATCAGTTGCTCCATAATATATATAATCAGCACAGAACTTTAATTCATTTTGATCTAATACAAAAGACTGTTCTGCAGTTCCCGTAACACGGACAGCACGATGATTAATAGGTGGTCGTAGTGTTAGTTCAATTGTAACCGGTTCTTGAATCATGTATAATGGGAGTTGATGTACCTTGAGGAAAGGGAAAAGGTCGCTTAAATCAACAGCATACGATGGAGATTCTGCGGGTGTAGTTCCGTCCATAACCGCAAAAGGCATCTGCTCACAATCAACCGTAGTCCCATAATCTACAGATGGATCACGAGACGTTTGTATCATAACACCAACCCCATCAAGATTAGGACCCGTTCCATCTTCATAGTCAAAGTTTCGCGACAAATAACGACCGGACACATAATTTTCTCTCTCTTTATTATTTTCATTAGAAATTCTAGTAGAATGAAAGGCGTGAAGGTGATCCCAATCACTAATTTCATTTAATACTTTATTACCGATTTTAAGAACGGCTCGCTTAATTACTGAACCAATCCCCACATTAGGGGGCAATACAGCACGAGTAACAGCTGAAGGGGGAGTTAAACTCATAAAAATTTTTGAGTGACTGTGTAAGAATCCTTTGTTCTGAAGCTGAAATCTTACGAAGCCATCAACCGTAGATCCATTCCCTTCTTGGAACACGACTGGCTCAAGTAGGTCAGTTTCCATTTCTTGTAGGTAATCAACTGGGACTTCACCCAAACGCATGAAATTAGGGACAGTAGGTTGATACTTCTGAACAACAGTTCCGGATGGAAGTTCTTCTGGTGGAGGACCGCTCATTTTATAATAATATCAATATAAAAATTATTGATACAAAGTTTTAAAATTTTAATATTGAATAGAAATTAACTAAAAAAAAGATATCTTTTTTATGTGTTTTAAGATATAAATGGTTACTACTTTTGTGATTAATTTAGCAACAAGGAAAGATAGATGGGAAAAATTCAAAAATAAAGGATATATTAGATGGGATGCTACTTCTTGGGCTGAAATCAAGGATGATGATCCTATGGTTGAAAAAATGATTTCATTTCATAATATTAAACATACAAAACAACATTTAGGAAAAATAGCTTGTTGGAAATCACACATAAGATTATTAGAACATATTGTAAAATTAAAACTAAATAAAGTTGTTATTCTTGAAGACGATGCGTGTGGTATCATAGATATTGATGAGAATAATTTCTTAGATAATTGCATCACATATCTAGGAGGATTTTTTACTCACCCACAAATAACTCAACCATTAAATAGAGATAAATTAGATATTTATTATGGAATTAATCTTGTTGATGAAAGTGAATTTAAAATTATGACAACTCTTGCGTATTATATTCCAAAATGGGAAATAGCCCAAGAATTACATGATAAAATTATCAGTTGTGATAGATATCGGGCGATAGATGTCATGTATTCACAAACAGATATACCCAAATCATTTGTATATCCGGCGTTATTTATGGAACAACGCTTAGATAGTGATATAAGAGAAAATAAAAAGAAGTTTTGTGATCTATATTATAATTTTAGTTAATCTAATGAATAAAAACCATCATCATCTTTTTTTATTTTAATTGTTTCTTTTACGGATGTTTCTTCTTCTTCACTTGATTGTGATTCTTCAGTTGAATAATCAGTATCAACTAATAAACTTACATATTCATATAATTCTTTTGTAAATTCATATAATTCTTGGATTGATTTATGTTGAGATAAATGTTCTACTAAATGGATAATTTCTTCACTCATATATATTAATAAATATTTTTTTATTGAATGAGTTGAACCGAGTTTTGGTTCCATACTAATACAGCACGGGCTTTAGCATAAATAAAGACTGATTGCGGACTATCATCTGTTAAATCACTTTCTAACGATAGACCCCACTGAAGATTGGAGAAGTCTTGTCCGCTATTGAATTGCGAGTATTTTTGTCCTATGCCGAATAATGCTCCAGAATCCCTTACTGACTTATAACTATCATCACCGCTACCAAGATTATATGCTCTATTGTTGTTTTCATTAGATACGGCAGAACGATCAACTAAATATTCGGGGATAACACTATCAATAAACGCTTTAAGGACTTGTGGGTCTACAACAGCAGTATTACTATCTTTATCAATATTAGTTACAATATCATACTCGCAAGGATATTTAACACCCCCACGTAACCACTGAACTCTTTTAAAGTGAGCAATTGAGCCATCACTTTTAGATGGATACGTTGTCGCTAGACCATTTTGAGTAAATGTATTGATGTGAGATGAAGGGCAGAAGTTAAGGAAAACCGATTGAAGTTGTTTAAGACCAAGACTGAATTGTAGCTGAGCGTTTGTAGAGTTGATAGACGTGTAGAGAGATGTAATCGTATTAAATTCTAACTGACCGCTTGTTTCACGCGACATCGCTTGTACTTGATCGGCGGGAATATCAGTTACTTCAAAAGTTAATTCTAAATCTTTAAGTTCATAGTGAGCATCAAGGATATTCGTAGAAACTCCACCCGGATTAAATAAACAATTACTATCGGGTGATAAATGAACCTCTAATTGTATCCCCCCGAAAGAGCTTTCCATGAGATTGATTTTATTATTACTCATTAAGAACCCACACGGTAAATGACACGAGAAACTCTTTTTAACATCAGCAGATGCTACGGCGGGGTTATTCGCAACAACAGTTTTAAAGAACACTTCGGGGTCGGGTTGAATAAGAGCAGTCTCATTAAGGTGTCCCATTAAGTCTTGTTTAGATGAACCAAGACCCAAGTAGGAACTTAAATATCGTGGATAGTGACGTATATGCTCGCATATTTGTTTTGATTTATTATGTCTTATAATAAGCTGATCCCATAGAGCAAATACACCAAGACGATTATCCATCGTGACTTTATCATCACCGGTGTCGGCGGTGCTTACGGGAGTGGGAGTTGCTAGATTATCTTTGTATACCGCAAGATTACCCGCAATACGGATAGATTTTGGGTCTAGAATGCCTTGCTGACTTTGGATCGTAAATTGTAATGTAGGAAAACCGTTCCTAAAGCTTATTCTTGAATTTGAAGGCACGTTATCGAGTCTCACGGATACGTAGCGACTTGTCATTTTATAATATAATTATTATAAAAAATTAAAAGTTAAAATAAATAAAATATTATTTACATTTCTACTTCAACTGCTCCGCTTCCCCGCATAGTTAGTTTCCTTATATGAAATACAAATGAGTTTATCATTTTCGGTTTAGTAGGCGGCGATGTTTCTTCATACTTAAGGATAACCGATAGATCTTTGTCGCGTAGATCTGCTATCCCATTCGCGACCGCGAATCCCCTTCCTAAAATAAAGTTATCCAAGAACTTAACAAAAGACCTTGGAGTTATCCCCGCATTTGAAAGTGCTTTTTCATCTTCAAAAATTTTAAAAGCATCAATACTATTTCTTGTAGCACATTTCTTGGTAGATACGGGTCTTGAAGGAACAAGCTTCCCATTGATCTGATACTGAACCGATGTGAGAAAGTCGCATATACCGGTGTAACCACTACGATTGCTATTACAAGTGATATCGGCATCATTTTCAGCAATAGAGTATGTCCCACTTGCCGATACAAGTTGAGCCGATGTGTAGATAGTGCTGTCCGTTGGAGATACAATAATAGATTTCGCACGTGAGTTCCTTGCGTGAACCAAAAACGATGTTTGGCGATCACTTGCTAGTAAAGAGTTCTTATAATTAGTTACACTATGAATATCAAAGACAATGCTTTGACCTTCTCTAATCTTTGCTTCCATACCCGCTTGGAATTTAGGGTCAAGGTCTACTTGATGAACAACTAAATTTACGTCAGACATAGTATAAGTTGCATCGTATGAAGTCTCCGCAGAAGCAGAAGTACTTTCAACACGCCATTCATCGCTTGTAATATCTTCTCCCGTTGAGTTGGTTACTTCAGATGCGGATTTAATTTCAATAAGACCATTTGTAGCACAAGCATTAATCTCACTTATAATCCAAGGAACATCTAATCCAGCTTCACTTAAGTCGCTTTCTTTAATAAAGTTAATTGCTTCACCCACAACAAACGGACAAGCATTTACACGGTCATCTCCAACAAGGTTATTATCAGTTGTTAAATAAAAGACATCTGTAGTTCCACCATCAGCCCAATCAGTTGGAGCATCAAGGGAACCATTAAGAGATTGGAAAACCGGATTAAGTTGAAGTTTACGTCCCGAAACAGCAGTATCTAATTGTTTAATAACTCTTGATGCCGGTTGTAAATCTAGTTCTAAATAAAGACCATTACTCATCATTACGGGAAAGATCTTCCCCGAAAATACTCCGGCGTGTAAGGGAACACAACATTTAACTGTAGTGAAGTCCGCATCAGTAAGAGTAGATGATTTACCCGCACCCACTTTAAAATAAGGATTAGTGTAAGTATCAGTATACTCACTTTGTATATTACCAAGTGTTCCTTGATTTTTAAGGGAGTGAGCTGTTCCACCTTCTTCTAACGCACGAATACTTCTAGCAGAATCATCTGTATCATAATCATATTTCATAGCAACTAAAGATGAATATTCGTTCAGTTCTTCAATTAAATTTCCACGTGTTCCGTCATAGATCCTCAAATTTTTGATAAGAATTCCGGCAGACGCATGGTCTAACTGTAGAAGAGTTGGGTTTTTACCGGAAGGTAAAGCAAGTTTTAAATTAAATTGAAGAAACGACTTTTTCCCGTCCATAAACTTAACGCTTGGGGGGATCATTAAAGATACCTTACCGCCACCGGAATAAGATAAACCATTTTCTGCTGGGATTTCAACTTTGCTTTCACCAATCTGAACCACAGAATCCACGGACCAATAGTTTGACATTTTATAATAGTAATTATATTTTAATATTGTTAAGATTAAATTAAAAAATTTGATTTAAAAAATTAACTATATATTAATCTGATATGGAAATACAAGGACATCCTAATTATCTTATATATCCAGATGGACGAGTTTATTCCAAAAAAAGGTGGAGATCTAAAGAATGTTGGATGAAAGCTTGTAAAGATATTGACGGATACAAATATGTGGTGTTAACAACAGATGGAAAACAATATAATATGAAAATCCATAGATTAATTGCTATTCATTATATACCAAATCCGGATAATAAACCAACAGTAGATCACATTAATAGAATTAGAGATGATAATAGAATAGATAATTTAAGATGGGCTACTATTAAGGAACAAAATGAAAATAGGGTTGTATCAATTCCCAGCTTAATTAAAAAGGGACATGATAATAGCTTAAGAAAATATAAGAATAAGTTTAATCATCGTGGTATAACAAAAAATAAATACGGATACTATTATACAAAAACTATTAAGAAAAAAAAGTTTGTTAGTTATTTTAATAAATCATTAACTATGTGTTTAGTAGTAAAATTTATTACACTTTTAAAATTAAAAAGATTATAAATACTATATATTAATGGGTAATCTAGAAAACTTTACGATAGATCAGTTTGCGGGTGCTGGTGCTTTATTAATAGGATCTCTTGGTGGATTATTAATGATTATATGGAAAAGTAGATGTAGAGAGATTAAATGTAAAATATGTTGTGGGTTATGGTCTCATAATTGTATAAGAGAAGTTATGAGCGATGATGAAGAAGATGATAAAAAAGAAACTAAAATACAAAAACTAAAAAAAGTTATGAGTAAGGATAAATTACCCCCAAGAACAACTGAGGGTGTTCCTTCAACTGCTCCATAATTAGATTAGTCATATTTAACCAATTTAGTCATATTTAACCATCCATATCTTTTAATAATTC